TGGAACTATTCAGCCTTGCTGACGTAGACCCAGCAATTGCTAACATCATTGCTTTCAACCTTGCAGGTTCAATTGATACAGTCGCACAGACTGAACTTCGTGGTGGCACTAACGTCATCTACGGTGGTACACGTACTAACACAGTAACAATTGCTGCTACAGATACAATCACTTCTGCTAACATCCGTAAGGCTGTTGCTAAGTTGCGTTCAGGTCTGTCAGTTCCTCGTAAGGGTTCAATGTACTGGTGTGGTATTCACCCAGAAGTTTCACACGACCTTCGTGCTGAGACTGGTGCTGGTGGATGGCGTTTGCCTCACGAGTACAACTCAAATGACAACATTTGGGCTGGAGAAATTGGTTCATATGAAGGAGCCTACTTCGTAGAGTCTGCTCGTATGTTCAACGATACTGACGGTGCTTCAAGCGCCAAGGTATACCGCACAATTCTTGCTGGTAAGGAAGCAATGGCTGAAGCCGTTGCTGAAGAGCCACATGTAGTTATCGGTCCAGTTATTGACCAGTTAATGCGTTTCCGCCCAATGGGTTGGTACGGCGTACTAGGCTTCAAGCGTTACCGCGAAGCAGCCCTGTATCGTATTCTTAACGGTTCATCAGTCGCTTAGTTGATTGACGCTTAAGTAAAGGTTAGGTTCGCTTAGCCTTTACTTAAGAGTAAGTTCATTAAGGAGAACAGTGGCAACTTACACACTTGTAACACCAACCTTGGAACAAGGACACATTGGTGCTCACCGTTTGTTTACACACTTTAAACAACGCACAAAAAGTTACACCATCATTCTTAGCAGTGGTGTCTACTCGCTTATACAGTATCCAACCGAAGATGAGTTAGCAACTTACACTGCTTACTATATGGGTGGATGTCAACATACTGGAATTACAGAGGCTATCAGAACAGCAATGATTGCTGATGCCATTGTAACTTCGGCCAACTTTACGGTGGAATAAATGGGACTGCATCAAATACAGACACATCCAGAGTATGTAGAAGGTTGCTTTGGATGCAAGATACAACTTCTAGAATTATCTACTGGCGATGCCAGAGGTGATGTAATAGCAAGTGGTACTACCCAGAAGAAGTGGAACTCCGAACTTGAAGCATATCGTAGTGCTAGAGCACAGGGCATCCAACCTAATGGGACAAAGATGAAACAGGTACAGGCAGCACACGAAGCATCTGAAAAACTAGGTGCAGCCTATGACGGTAACACAATGATACAAGCAAAGAAGATAGACAAACCAACAGCCACAGTAATGCGGGAACTCAAGGAAGCAGGAATACAATAATGCCAAAAGTTGGAAAAATGACATTCCCATACACAGCAGCAGGCAAGATGGCAGCAAAGAAGGCGGCCTACAAGACTGGTGAGAAGATGGAATCCAAATCTGAAAAGAAGATGGAAATGAAAATGGGTATGAAGAAGATGGCTAAGAAGCCTATGAAGAAGATGGGAAAGAAGAAGTAATGGCACAAATGAAGAAGCCTGCAGTTAAAATTATAGGTGCCAAGCCTGGTGTTAAGAAAAACTTGCCTAAAATTGAAGGCGCTAAACCTAGTGTTAAAAAGCCTATGCCTAAAATCCTAGGTCCTATTAAACCTATTAGAGTAACTACACCAAAGCCAACACCTACTAAAAAGAAAACATTAGTAATGCCTGACAAAATTTCTCCATCTAAGATGACACCTGCACAAAAGGCACGTTATCTTAAGAACCCAGAACGATACGACAAGTAATAAAGGTAGGGGACAATGGCTAAACAAAAGAAAGAAACCTTAGCAGTCGCCTGGTGCGATAATGGTATGGTAGATGGCAAGTTTATGGAGGGTGTCGTAGATACCCTAATAAACTCAGGCGTAGAGTTTTGTGGGTCACTACGTGCCCACGGTAATCAGATAGCACAGCAGCGAGAGATGTTAGTCAATCGCTGGTATGACAACAATAAATCTGATTGGCTACTTTGGCTTGACTCAGATATTATGATTACCCCAGAGAAGTTCCTTAAACTCTGGAATCGTAGAGATGCCAAAGATATACCTTTGCTTACTGGTGTTTATTTTACAAGTAACGAACCAGAGCAACCATTGATGAAGCCACTAGCAACTGTCTATGAGTTTGCTGAGGCAGAGTTTGGTATTGGGATTAGACGACTAGACCCACTACCTAAGAATGCTTTTATAAAAGTAAGTGCTGCAGGTATGGGCTTTTGCCTTATGCACCGCAGTGTAATAACAAGAATTAAAGAAGCATTGCCAGGAGTTCCATTCTTTACAGAAGTGGGTGCTAACAAGCAGTTCACTGGTGAAGACATCTACTTCTTTGCAGTAGTCAACAAAGCAGAGATTCCTCTGTGGTGTGATACCGCTGCAACTGTAGGACATATGAAGCGATTCAATATGGACGAGAACTACTATGATGCTTTTGGTAGAGGTAAAGGTTATGCAGACTAAATATCCTAATTGGTTTGAGATGACTGCAAAAGAAAACTTTGAGTCACAACTACTATCGCTTGCTGGTAAGTTTAATCTTAGGTTCTTACAGATTGGCGCCTTTACGGGCGATGCAACTGTATGGCTGGTAGATAACGTGCTTGTTACAAAAAACTCAGTCCTAGAAGATGTAGACATCTGGACTGGCTCTGATGAAGAAGAGCACAAAGAGATGGATTGGCTAGACGTTGAGCGTGTATACGATTCACGGATTGTCTTTCGTCCTAATGTGATTAAGTACAAAATGGACAGCAAAGAGTTTCTTCGTTCTATTGAAGAACCAACCTATGACTTTATCTATATTGATGGAGACCATACCGCAGAAGGTGTACTACAAGATGCCGTGCTTGCTTGGAGATTGCTCAAGCCAGGCGGGATTATGGCATTTGATGACTACCTATGGGAAGACCCTAGAGGTATTGAGTTTCAGCCAGGCTGGTCAATAGATACCTTTGTAGGGGCAGTCAAAGATGAATCAGAAGTTTTATTATCAAACTCACAAGTATGGCTAAGGAAGAATAATGACAGCAGCCTGGACACGTAAAGAAGGCAAGAACCCTAAAGGTGGACTCAATGCCAAGGGCAGGGCATCTTATAAGGGTGGCACTCTCAAAGCGCCTGTAAAGGCTGGAGACAACCCACGTAGAGCATCTTTCCTAGCACGTATGGGCGGAATGCCAGGACCAGAGCGCAAGCCTGACGGCTCGCCAACAAGACTGCTTCTATCGCTTAATGCATGGGGAGCAAGTTCTAAGGCTGATGCTAAGCGTAAGGCTGCAGCAATCTCTAAGAGAAACAAGGCTAAGAAGTGAAGAAGAAGTCTACAGTCAATGCTGCTGGTAATTACACCAAGCCAGGAATGCGTGCTTCTTTGTTCAAGAAAATTAAGGCTGGCTCTAAGGGTGGAGACCCTGGTGAATGGTCTGCTCGCAAGGCTCAACTACTTGCTGTTCAATACAAAAAGGCAGGCGGAGGTTACAAGTAATGGCACTGGCTAAGTCTCAGAAGTCTTTAAAAGACTGGACTGCACAGAAGTGGAAAACCTCTGACGGCAAGCCATCAAAGGGTAAGAAGAGATATTTGCCTGCTGCTGCTTGGGCTTCTTTAAGTTCAGCAGAAAAAGCAGCAACTAATAAAGCCAAGGCTACGGGCAATGCCAAAGGTAAACAATTTGTAAAGCAACCCAAATCAATAGCAAAGAAAGTGGCGGGGTATAGATAATGGCAGGAACAGCGGGTAGTAGTTTAACAGCAGAATTAAATCGTCTTGCTAGTACAACTGGCAAGGCTGCACAAGGTGCTGCCAATGTTTACGCTGGCACATCTGGTCTAGGGCTTATTGCAGCCCTTAACATCAAGGCTAGTGGCTCACGTCAACCTTCTGCATACAAAGGACTTAATGCTGTATGTAATGAACTTGCTAGTACTACTGGTAAATCTGCCGTTGATGCATTAAGGACTCTATAATGACTACATTATTAGATATGATTGATGAAGTGTCAATGAACCTTTCAGGTTACACACTTCAACAAGACCGCGCTACTCACATTACTGCAGATGTAGCAGCAACCGCTTCAACTATTGCTGCACCCATTACTCTATCTCTTGCATCTACTGACAGCGTAGGCAAAGGTATTGTTGAGATTGATGAAGAACTATTCTGGGTAGATAACTATGACAGAGTTGGTAATACAGCAACTATTGCTCCCTATGGTCGAGCATACATAGGTACTACTCTTGCTGCACATACAGCAGGTACTAAGGTTACTATTGCACCTACCTTCCCACGTTTTACAATTAAGCGAGCAATTAACGATACTATCAGCGCAATTGGTTCATCTATCTTTGCAGCCAAGACAACTACAATTACATCTAACTCTGCAGTCTCAGCATTTAGACTACCCACTACTGGTACTACTTTAGATATTCGCTCTATCCTTGCTGTTGCATATCAAGCCTTAGGCTCAAGCAAAGAGTGGATACCTATTCGTAACTATCGTTTTGATGGTAGTGCTAATACAACTGCGTTTACCAGTGGTCAGACTTTATCTATCTATGACTATATCCCTTCAGGACGTACTGTTCAAGTTGTGTATTCTACTAACCCAGTTCCTTTTTCAGATTTGGCAACAACTGCATTAACTAATGCACAGGTTTTTGAGACAATATCTGGACTTCCAGTATCCTGCAAAGACCTAGTTATTCTTGGTGCTACCTATCGTTTGTTGTCTAACCTTGACCCAGCACGTGCGTCAATGGTTAGCCCACAGGCAGATGAGACAGATTCCAAGCGTCCATATGGTTCATCTCAATCACTTACTAAGCAAGTTTACGCTTTGTTTAATCAACGATTAAATGAAGAGATTAAGAAACAGCAAGACAAATATCCTATCCGTGTCCACTACTCCCTTTGATAGGCAGATAAATGACAACTAGAAAATACTCGTCCAGAGCACAGCAGACCACACTCAGTAGCGGAATCACCTCTGGTGATACAACTATGACTGTAGGTTCTGGTGCTAACCTTATGGGTGGTAAGACACCCGCAGTAGGTGAAACCTATACAGTTGTCATTGACCCTGATACGGCCCTTGAAGAAATTGTAGATGTCAGTAACTACGCATCAGGTAACACACTTACTATTGCTAGAGGCATTGATGGTTCTACTGGTGTAGCCCACTCTGCTGGTGCCATTGTTCGACATATGGTTATTGGTCGTGACTTAAGTGAATCCAATACACACATTGAAGCAACCACTGGACACGGTGCAACAGGTGCTGTAGTTGGTACAACTAACACACAGACCCTGACTAACAAGACAATTGACTCAGCAAGCAACACACTTACTGGTGTAGTGACTTTGACTGGTACTCAGACATTAACTAACAAGACTTTAACTGCGCCAACCCTAACTACTCCAGCCCTAGGCACACCTGCATCTGGTGTGCTAACTAATGCAACTGGATTACCATTAACAACAGGTGTAACTGGTACATTGCCAGTAGCCAATGGTGGTACTGGTATTACTTCACTTGGAACTGGCGTTGCCACATTCCTTGGAACACCTACTACTGCAAACTTATTGGCTGCAGTTACTGGTGAAACAGGTACTGGCGCTGTAGTATTTGGAACTAGCCCAACAATTGCTACTCCTACAATTACAACTCCAACAGTAACTGGCTTAACCCTTAATGATGCAAGTATTATCTTTGAAGGTGCTACGGCAGATGCTTTTGAGACCACTCTTACGGTGGTTGACCCAACTGCTGACCGAACAATTACTATTCCTAACGTAACTGGAACTATAGTTACTACTGGTGATACTGGCACAGTAACTGGCACAATGATTGCCAGCGATACAATTGTTAACGCTGATGTTAATACCGCAGCAGCCATTGCTTATAGCAAGTTAGCCCTAGCAGGTGCTATTACCTCTGCTGATATTGCTAACGATACTATTGTCAATGCTGATATTAATACAGCAGCAGCAATTGATTGGACAAAACTTGGTATTTCGTCAACGGTTTCATCAACTGAAATTGGATATGTTGACGGTGTAACCTCTGCAATTCAAACTCAAATTGATTCTAAGTTGGCAACAACAACAGCAGCATCTACCTATGCTCCTTTGGCAAGTCCTACACTAACTGGTGTTCCGCTTGCTCCAACTGCTGCAGCAAATACTAATACAACTCAAATTGCTACAACTGCTTATGTTCAAACAGAACTAACAGACCTTCTTGGTGGTGCTCCAGGAGCACTTGATACTCTTAATGAATTAGCAACTGCCTTGGGCAATGATGCCAACTATTCAACAACTATTACTACAGCCCTTGCTGGTAAGTTAGCACTTACTGGTGGCACTATGTCTGGCGCTATTGCAATGGGTACAAGCAAGATTACGGGTCTTGGTGACCCAACTGCTGCACAAGATGCAGTTACAAAAAACTACCTAGACAATACGGTTCTTGCTCCATCTAACTTAACTGGTCCTATTACCTCTGTTGGTGCAGCAACTAGCATTGCATCTCAGACTGGTACTGGTACTAAGTTTGTAGTTGATACTAGTCCAACACTTGTAACTCCAGTTTTGGGAGTTGCTACCGCAACATCAATCAACGGTACTACTATTCCATCTACCAAGACACTAGTAGTTACTACAGATAAATTATCTGTTCACGCTGCTACTACTTCTGCTGAACTTGCAGGAGTTATTTCTGATGAGACTGGCTCTGGTGCATTAGTCTTTGGTACCAGCCCAACTATTTCAGGTCTAACCATTACTGGAACTTTAACAGCAGGTGGTGGTGTTGGAACAAATACTCAAGTATTACAATCAACTGGCACAGGAGTCCAATGGGCTACTGCTGCTGCTACCGATTCAACCCCAACAGTATTTATGCTTATGGGTGCTTAACCAACCACTAAGGAGAAATAAATGGCAACAACTTACAAAGTGCTAGGTCAAAGCAACCCAGCCGCGACAACAGCAACAACTCTATATACAGTACCTGCTTCAACGGCAACGGTAGTATCAACAATTTCAATATGTAATCAGGCATCTAGTGCTGCTACATATCGTATTTCGGTACGCCCTGCTGGTGCAGTACAGACTGCTGCTATGTATATAGTTTATGGTGCAACAGTTCCAGCATCTGATACAACAATGTTAACTCTTGGTCTAACACTTGCTACTACAGATGTAATTACAGTGTATGCATCTAGTGCAACAGTATCATTTAATGCTTACGGAAGCGAGATTGCATAATGGCTACAGGTACAGTTAGTTCTATTGCTGTAGATAATTGGCAATTAATTTCTAGTGCTACACCCACTGCTGGTGCAAACGTCTCATTTACAAGTATTACTGGATATAAAACTTTAATGGTTGCATTTAAAAGTCTTACATCGGCATCGAGTGCGGTTCCAATGATTAGAATTAACTCTGTTTCTACTGCTGGCGTATATGCAGATTTATATGGAAATAGTAGTGCGTTTTATCTTGCTTACTCAACATCAGGTGCAAAAGCAGGAGCAATCATAATTTATGATGCAGATAAAGCCGTACCACATTATGTTTTAAAGTCATCTTATGATGCTACTGTTCCAGACCCTAATGCTTGGTTTACTGACCCAGTTGCTGTTACTCAATTAGATTTAACTGCAAATACTGGTGTTGGGTTTAGCGGTGGTACAGTTTACCTCTACGGAATTGCATCTTAAATGGCAACAGGTAGCGTAAGCCCTAAGAAGGGCAAAGTCGTAGACATTCCTAGCACTACAGTTTCTATTGGGACTGCTACTGATGGTGGAAATGGAGTATCGGCATCAGTACCATTTACTCCAACAACCTATTCAGTTGGTGGACCACAGGTAAAATATACGGCTACATCTAATCCTGGCAGTTTTACTGCTGATGCAACTGCATCACCCATTACTGTATCTGGATTAACTGCTGGCACAGCATATACATTTACTGTTGCTGCTGGCAACCCTACTGGATACAATGCACCAAGTGCTGCATCTAATAGTGTAACAATATATAATCCCCCAGCCTATGATTCTATTGCTACAGTAACAGTAGGTTCGGGTGGAGTAGCATCTGTTACATTTTCTTCAATATCACAATCATATACGCATTTAGAATTGCGTTGGTATTATAGAATGAAAGATTATTCTGCCGTAGCAAGTCAAGCATATATTTACTTTAATGGTGTTAGAAATGGTCTTTACTCGTTGCATAGTTTAAGTGGCAATGGTTCTACTACAAGCGCAAGTGCTAATAGTGGATTAAGCGAAACATATATTCAATTGGGTACTGGGCCCACCGCAACCGCAAATGCTTTTGGCGTAGGTGTAACTACTTTTTTTGATTATACAAATACAAACAAAAATAAAACTATGCGTGGTCTTGGTGGATATGACAATAATGGTAGCGGTACTGTAATTAGCAACTCAGGTTTGATTCCAATAACTGCAGCCTTAACAACCTTTGTAATTACTCCGCAAGATGGAAACTTTGCAGAGTATAGCAAGTTTGCGCTTTACGGAATTAAGGGAGCATAACAATGGCCGCAGGAAATACATATACACCTTTAGCAACGACAACTATAAGTGGTTCATCAACTACTTCCGTTACCTTTTCTTCAATCTCTGGCTCTTATACTGATTTAGTAATTGTTATGGGATTTTCGTTGAGTGCAAACGATGAAATAGATATTACTTTTAATAGCGATACTGGTAACAACTATTCTCGCACTTATTTTGAAACCGACGGTACGACGGCATCTTCCGCTAGAACGACTTCCTTTTCTGCTATTCCGATATTAGGACGAGGTAATTTAATGACAAACTTAATAAACATCTTTGGTTATGCAAACACAACTACATATAAGACTTTGACCGCTAGATTTAGTTCCCCTTCAAATATCACGGGAATGGAAGTCGGGTTATGGCGTAGCACAAGTGCTATTACAACTATCAAACTTAATCTTAGAACTACTGCAAATTATGCTACAGGTTCAGTTATTACGCTTTATGGAATCGCGGCTGCATAATGGCTAATACATATTCTTTAATTGCATCTAGTACTGTTGGAAGTGGTGGAGTATCATCAGTCACCTTTAGTTCTATATCTTCAATTTATACAGATTTAATACTAAAATCTTCTGCTCGCAATAGTGGTTCAAATGTGGGCAATTATTCTGCCTTTTCAGTAAATGGAGTAACTCCAACGGGCAGATATGTGCAAGGTAATGGAAGTGCAGTTTCAACGGGTACGACTCAATATGGTCAAATGGAAACAGGTGGGTCGGCTACTGCTAGTTCTTTTAGCAATACTGAAACTTACTTTGCTAATTACACCTCTGCCAGTAATAAAATATCAAGCACCGATTCTAGTGTAGAAAATAATGCAACAGAAGCATATAACTCTTTAGCGACTGGCACGACTACGACCTCCTCTGCTATTGCTTCTATAGTTATTACGCCTGCAACAGGAACGTTTGTACAATACTCAACCTTTTACCTCTACGGCATCAAAAACTCATAATGGCAATACTTGATAAACTACTAAGGAGAAATACAATGTCAGAAGCATTAACCACTATCGAAGTAAACTGTGCAACAGGCGAAGTTACAGAGCGCCCACTTACAGCAGAAGAACTAGCACAACGTGAAGCAGATGCAGCAGCATATGCTATTGCAGAAGCAGAGCGTGAAGCAGAGGCAGCAGCAACAGCAGCAGCCAAAGAAGCAGCAACTACAAAGTTAACTGCTCTTGGTTTAACTGCTGACGAAATTGCAGCATTAACTAAGTAATGTGTTACCAGTGTGGTAGTTGCTCTCATCAGCCTGCTCGCACAATAGATGATGCTATAGATGAAACAGATTTACTACCGTATTAAGGAGCAATAGTGGCAACGAGAGATATAACCGAAGGTAGAGGCTCTGCAACTGCCAGCATTGGTCGTGCTATTGCTGTTGACTTAGGTATTGTTTCATCTAGTTCTACTTGGCAGAACACTAATGAGTCATATGATGTGGCAGTAGGTGGACTTCCCTTCTTCTACGCTATTAGTGATGCTCGCCCATACATTCGCCAGACTGCACCGTTTCGTAAGGAACAGTCAGACATTGGCGCAGAACCAGGTGAGCAATCACTTACTGGTTTCTGGCTAAGAAGCCAGTCTTCTTTCCACAATGGCACAGGCATTAAGTTCTATGACCCATCTGCAGGTGAGACAGTTAACTATCGCTTTGCTGACTCAGACAATGTAGATGTGTGGACTAAGGGACAGGTAACTCTACTCAAAGAGACAGCCAATATGACTGGTGTTACTACTGGTGTATATAAACTTATTTCTGTAATGGATGGGGCAACCGATAAAGTTGTTGCTTGGACACCAGCAGATACAACTATTAAAAACTATACTGCTGCTGGTACTGCTGTTACATACACCCACGTAGTTACTGCTGGATTAGATACTGCCACACTTGCAATTACAACTGATGGAGCACATCTATTTGTAGCAGACAACGACCACATTTATTCAGGTGAGATTGCAAATCCAACTGCTGGCTATTCAGAATACTATGCAACTGGTAGTGAACGAGTAGTAATGGCTTGGGTTAAACAACGTCTTGTTGCTGGTGTTGCTAATAGTATCTATGAATTAACTGGCAGCAAAGGCACATCACGTGCCTTGCCTACACCTATTTACACACACCCTAATGCTGATTGGGTATGGTCATCTATCTCTGAAGGTGGCTCTGCTATCTATGCTGCTGGTTACCTTGGCGGTAACTCTGCTATCTACAAGTTTGTTCTATCTACTGCTGGTGTTATGCCTACCCTGACATCAGGGATTGTAGCAGCGCAACTACCAATTGGGGAGATAGTTCTTAAGATTGAGTCATACCTTGGTTACTTGATGATTGGTACCAATAAGGGTATGCGTGTGGCTAGTATCTCAGATACAACTGGAGACTTGTCCTACGGTCCGTTGATATTTGAAGACACTAATGGTGTCCGTGACTTTGCATTCCGCGATAAATATGTCTGGGCAACTGGTACAATTGGGACATCTCCTGGGCTATACCGTATTGACCTAGGCACAGAAATTGAATCTTTGCGTTTTGCCTATGCTAAAGATACCTACCTAAGTACTGCTACTGGATACGCTACTAGCGTAGACTTTATAGGTAACACCAACCAACTAGCCTTTACTACATCAGGCAGCAACGGCATAGCCATTCAATCAACTACAACTTTAACAACAACTGGTTCTATAACTACAGGTAAGATTAGATTTTCTACCCTAGAGCCTAAGAATTACAAGCGTCTTATTGCACGTGGTTCATTTACATCTGGTGACTTTACACTGTCATCTCTTGCAACAGAGGCAAGTGGTACTGAGACACAGTATGACCACATTACCTACAATGTAGGTGTAGATGCAGTAGAAGTAACTACATCTCAGCCTGAAATAGCGCAAGAGTTTCTTGCTTACAAGTTTACATTGAGTCGTGATACAACAGATACAACTACTGGTCCTACCTTTAAGGGATACCAAGCCAAAGCAACTATTGCATCTCCCCGCAATAGAGTCATTAAATTTCCTGTCTACTGTTTTGATATTGAAACAGATAGGTTTAATACTGTAGTTGGGTTTGAAGGTAGAGCCTTTGAGCGTATCCAATTACTAGAAGAGATTGAAAAGACAGGCGATGTTCTGACTTGGCAAGACTTGACAACAGGAGAATCACGACAGGCAGTAATCGAAGAAGTTACATTCACCCGTATGACACCGCCCGATAAACGCTTTGATGGTTTTGGTGGCATCATAGAGATAACCGTAAGGACAGTATAATGCAATTCAAGGACTATCTAACCGTGGCAGTAGCCGTCATAGCAATCTTCTCAGCATTTGCTGGTGGCATTAGGTGGATGGTCAAGCATTATCTCAATGAACTTAAACCCAATGGTGGCAGTTCAATGAAGGATTCTATGGCTCGTATGGAAAAACGTATTGATGATTTGTATGCATTGATTGCAGGTAAGTAATGGGGTTCATAGTACCCGAACCAATGTGGGACCCAGTAACTCCCGATATTGACCCTAGTGATTGGGAAGATGACAACGATGAGTAAAGCAACACCTGCTGCTATAGCAGTATTGAGACAAGCAACAGCCTTGCGCCCTAAGCGCAAGAAGGCCAGCGATGGATTACTACCATCAGCAGCGCATATGAAACAGAGTCCAACATCTGACCACAACACAGGGTTGGCTGTTGATTTAACTCACGACCCCGAAAATGGTATTGATTGTGTTGACATTTTTGAAAAACTTAAAGAGGACAAGAGAGTTAAGTACCTTATCTTTCAAGGAAAGATTTGGTCTAAAGAAAAAAGCAAGTTGGGAAACAGACGGTACACTGGGTCTAATCCTCATAACAAGCATCTACATATTTCTATTGAGTCCACTATGGGTACCGATACTTCTCCGTGGTTTTGGTGGATGAATCAACCTAAAACTATCAATCAGATTGTTGCAGCCTTGAGTTCTATGCCTGCAAAGAAAGCATATAAGACCGAAGTTTGCACCTGCTGTAAGTTACACGGGGCAAAGTCCTAATCCTATAGGAGGATATAATGGAGCAATTCAAACAACTAGCACTATCTTGGTTCCGTGCTGCCGCTGCTGCTGTAGTGGCTATCTATATGACTGGCGAGACTAATCCAAAGACTCTTGCTGCTGCTGCACTTGCTGGTGTGGCTGGTCCTGTCCTTAAATGGCTTGACCCATCTGCTACTGACTTTGGTCGCGGTTCAAAGTAATACCGATTTAAGGGGCTTAGCAGCCCCGTAGAGACTAGAAGACCCCACTACCCTGTATTGACACAGGGAGTGGGGTTCTTTTTTTATTTCTCTAGTAGTTCTTCAGTGTCCCAGTTGAAGAAGTCAGGCTTAAGTTTGTTGCGGTTTCTAAAAGACCACCATAGATTCTGGATTCGATAGATAAGTTCCTTGCCTAGTTCTCCTAGCATAATACCTAGTGCTATGCTAATATATAGTTCCATAGTTCCTCCTACTTGTATGTTAGATACATTGGTATTGGTTCGATATTAAGTTGTCGCCGCATTTTGTGGCGTTGATTCTCAGTAGTATTACCCCAGTAACCCATCACACTGTACTTAAGTGCATAGTCAAGACATTCTTTTTGTACTATACATGACCCGCAAATCTTTTTAAGTGCTTTCAATTGAGAGTATGTGCCTTGTCCTTCTGGTACAAAGAACAAGTCAGTATCTGTTGACTCACAATTAGGTGTGTCACTGGGTTTATACATTTATCCTCCTGTTGAATAGAATCCACTGCCGTTAAACTTTACGGCAATAGATGTCCAGATGCGTACCATTGTGTTGCCACATACAGTACATGGTGGTGCTGCTGGGTCTTGTACTTCAAGTACTGTATTGCACGTATCACATTTGAAGTCGTAGTTAGGCACAGTCGTCTCCGTCTATCTCTGTCGGTGCGGTAGTTAATGTACCGCACTCAATGCATTCTTGTTTTAAATCATACCAGCCAACTGCTCTGGTTTCTTCGTCCCACATTACTATGACCTTGAACATTTTACATCCGCATATGCAGGCAAAGGTAGGTTCACCTTGAAGGTCAAACACTGGTTGAATCATCATCTCGGTAGGGTTTCCAGCCACCTAGTACCTTGATAATAGAGTTGACTGCTCGTTGTACTTTCATACGCGCACCATCTGGTGTGCTATTCATATCCTTGCTTAACTCTGTCCAGTCAGGCTGCTCAACGCTGAAGCGTAGCCGTAGTACATTTTGCTTGGCTTCACTTAGTTTGTTGTAAGCCTTCTCTATGTCTGAGCGTAGTGTTAGCCAGTTGTTACCTTCACTAAGAACACTGCTACCAGAGTTGGCATTTAAATCTTGTATTTTGCTTGGCATTTCATATGAGTTGCCAATGATAGAAGGAAGGAACGCTTCTATTACTGATGCATCATAATAATATAAATCAGATGATTGATAGCCACTGTGCTTTGCTTTCTCTCTTTCACAAAACTTAAGAGATGCATTGCGTAATGACTTTGCTATTACTTTGTCGCAATCTTTCTGCTCTAATGCAGACCATTCATTGTACTTATGGGGATGACCGACAAACCATACCCACATCTCCTGTGCTATGTCATCACGCTCTACCATAGTATAGCGTTTGGCATACTCACTAGCGAGTTGCTGTACTAAATAATTGTAGTTTTCAATGTAAGACATTAGGGAATGTGTACCTCACCATTGACAATAGGCACTGCAAATGGAGTAACTTTGCGGTTAGTCTCTACAAGGATGCCTATGCCGTGCTGCCAGTTGGCAGAACCTGATGTTAGGTAATGAGCCTGTGACATATCCATCATGTGACCGACCTCTAACCCGTATAAAGTACTGGTTTTTCCATACATTCCTGATGTCTCATGTTGTAAGCCAACCCTATGTGTGTGTCCACACACTACTGATTTGCCTAGTCGTTTTGCTAAGTTAAGTGCAGTAGCACCAGGTGCACGGTTAAGTGCGCCTTCATCTCCATGTGCCATTACCCAACCAGGTAATAGTTCTTTCATTTTATGAAGGTATGTGATACCCAACTTGTCGTAGCCTAGTAGTGTTTCAATCTTTAATGAATCAAGTGATTGAAATGCTGGTGCATACTTGCGTATGTATGTATCAATGCGGTCAGTATGATTGCTGCGTTGAATGACAAATGGCTTGTTACCTAATGCTTTACGGTAACTAGCCATTGTTTCGTGCGTTAAATCTATACTGTCCTGTAATGTTTCTGCATATTCACCCGCCATACCTTTGTTCCAACGACTAGGTTCGGGTGCATCTAGTTCGTCTCCTACACACCAGAGTTCATCTGGTTTATATTCCCTGATGAAAGTTAGTGTTGCGTCTACTATTCGGTTGTCTTGGTACGGAATCTGAAGGTCGCTCAGTATAACTATCCGTCTGCTTCGCTGCGCCATTAGGTACGCCTTCCCACTGTCCGCGTTGGACTAGTAAACCTATTATGGCATAGTTTGCTAGGTCAATCAGGGTATCTTCAATACTTTCGTAGTTCGGCGTGTCGCCTGTATCTACTAGATTGTTAAGGCGTGCAAGTTTGTCGTACATGCGTACTCGTAGCCCATTCATAGCACCACCAGGTGCACCTGATATGTTCAGTGGGCCGTAGTCAGCATGCTTGCGTACTAGTACCGAGTACAGTTCATCCATAATCTGTGATGCGTTCTTAGGATTCTTCATCTATTACTTCTTTCAAGTGCTTGTCGAAGTTATGCATTGCTTCTTTAACTACCAACTCTTCCCATACTTCATCTGCTTTGTCATACTTGGAGGCTACTAGCAGCGCACCTAATGCTGTCAGGCACATGGTTGCATCTTCTATGTCATCTCTAACCAGTGCCATATATATATCTTCTAGTGCTCCTAGGATATTGAGCATTTTTGTCTCTGAGATTGGTATACCAATAGAGAACTCTATGTGTTTGAGATGCTCCCAAAACCTATCATCTAATGGTGGAAATACATTGTTCGATTCGCTCATGTATCCAGTCGCTCCCCTTCTTGATTATCATGCTGTTTACATCTTCACCATCAGGCATGCTGATGATGTTGACATTGCCTAGTTCCCTGCTTATCTTCTTGCCGAACTCTAGTCCTGCTGCGTCTCCGTCTGCTAATACTATCACTGTTTCAAAGTCATCTAATAGTTTAGCATAGTGGGGCTTCCAGTTGTTAGCACCTGGTATACCTACTGTTGGGTGTGGCATCTTGACTGACATCATAATGCAGTCAAACTCTCCTTCGGTCACACATATGTATCTATCTGCTGCAAACAATGCTTGTGTATTAAACATGGTTGTCTTGCTACCTACTAGACCTAAATACTTGGGTTCTTGTTCGGGAAGTAAGGCTCTGAATCTAATATCTACTACGCCTGATGGCGTGATGTATGGAATAGCCAGTCTGTTTTTATATGGCTCATGCCCTGGCATTGGGTCTTCTACCACCCCCAGATGAAAGATGTTGCCCTCTTCTACCGAGAGATGACGGCTTAATAGATAGTCTGTTGCTAGTTCTAGCCTTGCTGCGTATTGCTGTGTTGCCAGTAGTAAGAACTGACGCTGCGAACTCGATAGCCTCACGGAAATCTACTCCTTCTTTATACATTATGAGTGAGTATACATCACCTTTAACTCCACAACCATGACATATGAATGCACCCTTGTCATAGTTTACTGCTGCACTTGCATGTGAATCAGAATGGAACGGACACTTCATCTTGCGCCAACCGCTGCCCATAGAAGGCGCGGTGGCGCCTATGTAGTGGAGATACTCTTCAATCTTTGGTTTGTCCAAGTGCTCTCCTTAATAAATCTACATACACATAGCCAGGCATAGTGCAGTACCAATCTTCAGGGCTTCCCCTACCCTTACGCTTGTGCCACACTACACCTGTCCATGCTTTGTCATTAGTCATCTCGACTATTAACTCTTCTGTCCACCCCGCCAAGTCCATCTTGGCGTGGTTTTTAATTTCTATTGTAACTCCAGGTATACCACTAATGTCACCTTTATCTAGCGTAGCACCAGCCAAGCGTCTGTCTACATAGGGAAACCATTGCTTGAGATACTTAACTACATCTCGCTCTGCTCCTGAGCCCT